GTTGATTATATTGACCAAGACCAGCCTTTTGAGCGTTGCTTTGAGCCAATTGAAGAAACGTTCTATAAAAAGAAGACAGGCTTTAAGAAGCTAGGTACGGAGTGTAGCTTTTGTGCATTTAAACACAAGTGCTGGCCCACTTTAAGTACAGAACCTGCTAGATCATCAAAAGCTAAGAACCCACCTATGGTAGACTACATTAATGCCTAGAAACCATAATACCAGAAGGTATCGTAGTGGCCTTGAAAGAGAGGCCGCTGCATTTCTTAAAAAGCATCAGAAGAAGGTGCTGTATGAAAAAATAAAGATAGAATGGGAAGACCTGCGCTATCGTACATACACACCTGACTTTGAGTTAGACAATGGTATCTTCATTGAAACAAAAGGTATCTTTGATAGTGAAGATAGACGAAAACACTTAGCAATAAAGGAACAGCATCCAGAATTAGACATACGCTTTGTATTTAGTAACTCTAATGCCAAGCTGTATAAAGGAGCCAAATCTCGCTACTATAACTGGTGTGATAAATATGGCTTCTTGTGGTCACATAGGTTAATACCTGTAGAGTGGCTAGAAGAAAGAGGCAGACGCTGTAAAAGCGAAAGAGTAGCACTCAAAACACAAAGGAAGAAGTGATGTCTTACGAAGTAAAAGATGATGAAGTTGCTGTTATTGTAAAACCTATAATGGACGAAGATGGTAATTGGACACTTGAGTTAGCTACAGGTTTAGCCTTTGGGGCTATCTCATCTGCACCTATGCCAGCCGCACATGCCGCTTTCGATGCTGCGCTATCTATGGCGGCGTCTCTAACCTTTCTATCGGATTACCCTGATTTTGAGGAAGAGCTTGTTGAGTATAAACAGGTTATGCTAAAAGATATTTTTCCTGAACAATATGCTGCTGCTGAAAGAGAAGTATCAGAAGAAGAAAAGAAAGATCTTTACAGCAAAAAAGGTAATGTGTATACCCTTAACGCATTCACTAAAACACAAGGAAGCGCTTAATGGCAGATCCTGTAAATAAACCCGTACACTATAACCAAGCTGGGATAGAGTGTATAGAAGCTATACGTGCTATGACCTGTAAGATGGACGGTACAAGCGCATACATGGCTGGTAATGTACTGAAATATGTTTGGCGTCACGAGTATAAGAATGGCCTAGAAGACTTAGAGAAGGCGCAGGTATACTTAGGTTGGCTAATAGATAACTACAAAGAGAATCACAAATGAACGACAAGACATTCAGTGTTATGTTTATGTTAAACGTAGATGAAGAAAACAACATTCTATCTTCATCTGACGAGCATCATCAAGAAGACGTATATGACCTAATAACAAATATTATGTATGATGTAGATGATGTATCTATAAGAAATTTAATAGTTAAGGAGCGGCAATGATTAACGAGACAGATTTAGAAGCATTTGGTTACTTTGACATGTTTCAGAACAGCCCTGATTGGGATAATGACCCACTACGTTTCTACAGCCAATTTGTAGAAGACAAAGTTTTTACTAAGGGGCGAGAAAGATTAGTAGAAAACACTTTGGGTCTTGTAGGGGAATCAGGTGAGGTTGCAGAAAAGATAAAGAAACTGTTTCGTGACAAAGGTAAGTTTAGTGATGAAGATGTACTGAAAGAGTTGGGGGATGTACTGTTCTACGTTGTTGCATTATCAAACATCTTTGGCGGTAACTTAAAGAAGACTATGGAAATGAATATGGCAAAGCTGGATGACAGAGAACAGCGCGGAAAGCTAAAGGGTTCAGGAGACAATAGATGAGCAACCTACTACCAACAGACTACCAGACATTTATACACAAATCACGTTATGCCAAATACTATGATGGTTACGGGCGTGAGTTTTGGACAGACACAGTAGAGCGCTACATGATCAATGTAGTTAATTCACTGCTAGACCCTAAGATTTGCAGAGAGATTGAGTCTGCTATACTTAACACAGACATCATGCCCTCTATGCGAGCGCTGATGACTGCTGGCCCAGCTTTAGATAGAGATAACACTGCTGGCTATAACTGCAGCTATCTACCCGTAGATGACCCTAAGTCCTTCGATGAGGCTATGTACATCCTCTTGTGTGGTACTGGTGTCGGTTTCAGCGTCGAGAGACAGTACGTTAGTAAGCTCCCTGAAATACCTCAACTCTTCGATAGTGAGACTACAATCGTTGTCAAAGACAGTAAGGAAGGTTGGGCTAAAGCTTTCAGACAATTGTTGGCACTCCTTTGGGCTGGTGAAATCCCTCAGTGGGATATTGGATTGGTACGTCCTGCAGGTTCTAGGCTTAAAACGTTTGGTGGTAGAGCAAGTGGCCCAGCGCCCTTAGTTGAATTATTTAACTTTGCTATCTCAACCTTCAAAGCTGCACAAGGACGTAAGCTATCTAGCATTGAGTGCCATGATCTTATGTGCTTCATTGGTCAGATCGTTGTCGTAGGTGGTGTTCGCCGTAGTGCTATGATTAGTTTGTCTAACCTGAGTGATGACCGTATGCGCCACGCTAAGTCAGGTCAGTGGTGGGAAACAGCGCCGTGGAGAGCCTTAGCTAACAACAGTGTAGGGTACACAGAGAAGCCTGACATGGAGACATTCATGCGTGAGTGGACAGCCCTTGTAGCATCTAAATCAGGTGAGCGTGGAGTGTTCAACCGTCAAGCCTGTGTTGATCTAGCAGTCAAGCACGGACGCCGTGACCCTAACCATGAGTTTGGTTGCAATCCATGTTCTGAGATAAGCTTACGCCCGTATCAATTCTGCAACTTAACGGAAGTTGTTGTACGTGCTACAGATACTATTGATGACTTAGAGCGTAAGGTACGTCTGGCTACTATTCTTGGTACAGTACAGTCTACTTACACTAAGTTTCCTTACTTGCGTAAAGTATGGCAGAAGAACACAGAAGAAGAGCGCTTACTTGGCGTATCACTTACAGGTGTTATGGATAATCCTCTAATGACACCTAAGAATCAAGGATTGGAGCAGACTCTTGAGCATTTACGTAGTGTGGCTGTTAATACTAACGCTGAATTTGCTGGTATGCTTAATATACCTGTATCTGCAGCAATTACATGCGTCAAACCTTCGGGCACGGTATCACAATTGGTGGATAGCGCCAGTGGCATACATGCTCGCCACAGTGCCTATTATATCCGTACTGTGCGCGGTGATAATAAAGATCCGCTAACACAGTTTATGAAAGACAAAGGCATTCCTAATGAGCCTTGTGTAATGAAGGGTGACACTACTACAGTATTTAGCTTTCCTATAAAGTCACCTGATAATGCGGTTACACGTAATGATATGACAGCCATTGAGCAGCTAGAGTTGTGGCTTACGTATCAGCGACATTGGTGTGAACATAAGCCAAGTGTGACAATCTCAGTACGGGATGCTGAGTGGATGGAAGTGGGTGCATTTGTGTATAGGCACTTTGATGAGATGTCTGGTGTGTCATTCTTACCGCATACGGATCACACATATCAGCAAGCACCTTATCAGGACTGCACCAAGGAAAAGTACGAAGAGCTTTTAGCTAAGATGCCTACCAGCATTGCTTGGTCAGAGCTTACTGAGTACGAAAGCGAAGACAATACTGCAGGTAGTCAGACTATGGCGTGTACGGGTGATTCCTGTGAGTTGGTGGATCTGACATGAGTGTGTATACATTAGTGGGGCGGCTTGACTGCCCTCACTGCTCCAAAGCTATGGGTTTATTGAGGGATAGTGGTATTGCTGTTCAGTACTACTCTCTCAATGACTCTAAGTGGTTACTTGACTTATTTAAGAAGTCAGGTATAAAGACTGTACCCCAAATATGGGATATAGAAGGTAATCACATAGGTGGTTACTCAGACCTGAAAAAACTCTTGAAAGGAGAATGATATGACAGGTTTTGAATTTATTGCTGTTGCTACTATTGGTATGGCTGCTATTGGTGAGGTTGTTATTCTTGCTAGTGAGCATGGCCCTGCCATCATTGAGCAAGTCAAAGGCTGGTTCTAATGTATGTTTTAGTACTCATTATGATGTTTGAAGGGCAAATAAAAGTGCAAGCTTTTGATGGTTTGTTTATGGATGTCCATTCTTGTAATGAGTTAGCTGTTGAAATGGAAAACAGATTAATGAGTACTAGACCTACACCAGAGTCATCAGCAAATACTTACTGCTTTCAAGTACCAGAAAGTGCATAAGGAATACCCGTGAAACTAGAACGAGAAGCCAAGGCATACATGGACACAAAGACTAATCTTTTTAAGGCTGACCTTATAACACAGGCAACAGGATTAGAAGTGCACTATAACAGAAACCTACATCACTGTGATGAAAAGGAGAACGCTTTAGAGCGACTTACTGAGTCACAGATGTGGGCTAAGCTCGCTGCTGAAAAGTATGGTATTAAATAAAGAAAGGGGCGCTTAGTGCGCCCCCTCTGCTATTCCTTGTAGACTTGATCGTGGTAGTCTAGGTAGTTTAGATACATGTACAATTCATTATAATTCATGTCTCTAATATTTGTTGTAGCTCCCTTGCTCTTCATAAACCTCTTTGCTTCTGCTTTAGAGTTTCTATTGCCAGTAGCTGATGCTTTTCTACGTAAACTCTGAATGATTGTATCAGAGTCTGAGCTTGCCTCTAAGTAAGACTTTACATCTGCACGTATCTTAGTCAGCCTGTCAGATACCATAGTACGTCTTTGCTGTAAGTTAGCCTTCTTAAACTTAGGGTCAGCTAACAGCATCCTTGACTCCCTCTCTAACAGAGGCGCAAATACTTTATTAAAGACTTTATCATATCCAGCAATCTCAGATCTCTCCCCTGCAGTCCACGGTGCCATCTCAGCCACAGAGTATAACTCTTCTGCTGCAGTACGAGTTTGCTTAATAGTCACACCTAAAACTTTAGCAAGTGGGTTGGGATCATATACCTCACCTTCACGTATACCTACACGTAGCTCTTCGCCTGTAAGGGTATTCTTTGTTTTATCATTTAAATCACCTTTAGCATTATCAATAGCATCAATAAATACTTCTGCTAGGTTATCTACATATTTAAGAGAAGATTGTGACAGTGTATCTATACCCTGAGACTGACGTACATCTTTAGCTGTGTCTGTTTCAGTTGCAAACCCTACAAGCTTGTTTAGTGTGTCTAGTGGACGGGTATAACCTGATAAGTAATTACCACCAGCTTTTGTTATTCCTGATCCAAACCCAGCCTTCAAGTAATCTACATCACCTTCCATGTTAAGGAAGAAGTCTACAATAGAGTTAAGATCATTACCAAACTGTGCATCAGAAGCAAACTGGCCTATTGCCATCTGCTTACCTAATTCTGTTACAAGCTCTGATGGTACAACGTCTCCATCTTTTCTGATACCCAGTATACGCCCGGCAAGTAAAAACATAGAGGCCGGGAATTGGCTCTTCATGTCAATTACATTACCTGCTCCCGATTCAACTTCGTAAACGCCTAAGCCTTTCTTTCTACGCTCTTCATCATAAGCTATAGCTAGACCTGCAGTAGAGTATGCAACCAGCGTTCTAGCAAATGCCTCTGTAGGCTTTAGCATGTC